TGGACAGAATTTGGAGAATTTATCGGTATGCGTGCTAAATACAACATGCTTGCTGATATGAAGAAATGGTTTCGTGGCAATGACGATTTCTTGGCTAATGTCCCTTTTATTAAAGAACTAGATGTTGTCAAATGGTTCCAAAAGTCAAGGACTGAAAAAGCATTAGACATACTTAAATCGACAGAAGATAAGCTTGAAAACGATCCTAATAGCTATCGTATGCAAAGAAGTCTTCAAACAACTGCATTTATTGATGACACCAATATATGGAGATTGAACCTAAACAAATTAGGTGAGCGACCTCAATCAGAAGATGTGAACTTTTCAGAACTGCAACGATGGTGGATCATGGGACTTGAATCATTGTCTGTTCCTGAAGGGTTTGGATTATCTGCATCTTCATGGAGAGATGAGTTTAATTGGGCGCAAGCAATGTTTGCTGGCAAAGGGGAAATTGGTCATTTAGGGAAACAGGCAATGGTCAACTTTCTTATTGAAGTAAATAATCAATTCCCCGATTTAAACAAAATGACAGAAGATGATTTTGATAGAATCATTAATGAAGAAATGCAGAAGTATGTTTTAACTGAAATAAGTTGGTGGGATGATTTAAGTAGTGGTGCTTCAGATTTTGGCGTATGGGCTAAAAGTAGAATGAATCTTTTAAGAGATCAGTCTTATCAAAGAACAGGAACTCCTGTAAGGCCAAACCCTAACAGATGATTTTACCACCTCCTAGACCTGATTACGTACCTAATTATGAAAGGGTAGTAAATCAGTATATCCCTAGTTCATCAATGTTGTTTTCTGAGTCTATGTTATATGGGCTTAGAACTATGTGGTGGCAAGAGATGTTGGATGAAATACAGTTTGATCAAGCCAGTTATGGGAATATCCTTACAGAAAGTGACTACAAAAACTCTGAATTTTACAGAGAAGGGATTAACTGGTTTGAAGGAATGTCTTTAAATCAGGCACAAATCATGGCTGAAAGTCATGACAGGAATCTTCATTACTCCCAACTGACACAAAATGTGAGTCTTTTTTCAGGCAAAGGGCTTGCAATGATGGGTGGTATTTTAGCAGGCTCAATTCCAGATCCTTTAAACTTTGCTCCTTTCATCCCTGTAGCTCAAAGAGTCGTAAAATCAGGAAGGTTTTCAGAGAAGATGAAAAGGGCTTCTTCTATATACAACACAACAGTTAGACCAAAAACTCCAACATCTAAGGTTATTTCTGACATAATGGACCCTATGATTGGAGCAGGGATTGCTAATGTAGCCATTGCTGACAAGCGTTCTAAGTTCCAAGAAGAACACGATGCTAAAATGGTGTTGTTAGATATGGCAATTGCAGGAGGAATTGGACTTGGAATTGCTGGTGTTCGATATGCAAATACAGCAAGAGCTAAATTAATTAAAGTCGATCCTAAAACTCATGCAGATCGAATTGCAATGGGAATGGAACAACTTGAAGCTGGAGAAGCATTGAATCTTTCACCACATCCACACAAAGGATGGAATTACCACAATGCTCCAGATACCGTTGTCAAAACTCCTAATGGTACTGTTTATTCCAATGCCATTGTGCGTGTACTAGACGATAATTATTTAAACGTAGATAGCATTTCGGTTCTTCCCGAAGATTCTCAAAACTTGTTGGTAGAATCTTTAGAGCAAGCAAATGCAATGGGTTACAAAGGTATTTTTATAAAAGATGAGTTGATTAACGACCTTATTCCATCAGATGAAAGCGTTAATGACGTTATTCTTGCTGATATGGATGGCGCAAGGATTCAGATTGAAAGAATTCCTGAGTCAAATGGAGCAATAGTCACAGATGTACTAACAGAAGCCGATGGTGTTTCTTGGGAGTATGTCGATACTAATAACCAATGGGCTTATGATGAAACATCTAATGTTATTGCAGAAAGCATTCAAGATCGAATACGAGAAAGCATCGGAGAGTTTGTTGAAGTTTCTAATGTGGTTAAAAGATCAATTGATGAAATTGGTGAAGCGACTAAAAACCTTACCGACACATTGACAAAAACCGGGCAACGTATTGTAGATGCGTCCAATTGTGTAATTAAGAATGGCTGAATTTAATATATGCCAATCCATGCTGGTTAATAAGCATGGAATGAATGCCAAAGATGCTCAAAAGCTTCTTAATGATTTAAAGCGTGGCGTTAGTCCTGAAAAAATAAGGGATCGAGCGCAACGTGTTCGGGCTATTGCAGACTTTCAAGCAATGCAAAGAGCAAATGCAGATGCTTTAAATATGTCTGCATACGAAAACATTAGGAACTTTATATTTGACAAAGGGGATGAAACCGACCCTATGGATGCATTTAAAAGATTCATGGCATTTATGACAGGTTCTACCCATGAAGGAAGAACTTTAAACTCTGTAGCTTCAGCACAGATGTCTAGAATTGCAGGTGTATATGGTCGTGTTGAAGTAAACTGGATGCGTGATGCAGGAATAACTAGAACTCAAGCTCATAAACTTTTACGTGATGAGTCGTTTGGGAAGATGGTTGTCCGTGAATTGTTTCCTTTTGATGGTAAGCAAAAGACTCAAAACATATACGCATACAAACTGGCAAAGCATATAGCTAAAGAAAAAGAACGTGTTGTTAAAGAAGCAAACCTTGCTGGTGCTTCAATTCCTTACAATGAAAAGCACGTAACTACTCAATACCATGACAGAATAAAGATGCTGGCTTTTGGTCCTACGTTAGAAGATGCAAAAGCTAATTGGGTACGTGTAGTGTCAAGGATGATTGATGAAGAACAGATGATTAATCCTTACGCTACAAAAGAAGAAGTTCTAGGCGACATATTTGACCATATTACTTCTGATCCTGATGGAATGGGCGAGAAATTTTCTTTGTCAGAAGTAATGTCCCATCAAAGATCATTGGTATTTTCAAATGCAGATCAATGGCTTGAGTACAATAAGATGTTTGGTCACGAAGATCCTATGGGTGCAATTATGCAGGGTCTTGAAATGCAAAGTGATCGAACTGTTCTTATGCAAAGAATGGGTACTGATCCTGAAATGGTCTTTAAAAAGGTAATGTCAGACTTAAGAACTGCATACCTTGAAAGAGCAAAGCCCGGGAAGTTTTTCGATCCCGGTGAAATGGAAGTGCTTGATTTCTTAGTAACTCAAGGATTTGACGAAAATGCTTTGCTTTCAAGATTCAATCAAATTAATGGACAAGCTCATATAGTTGGAAATCCTAGTATAGCCAAATACTCTTCAATGGTTACGAATTTCCATATTATGACAAAGATGGGTAAAGCCATGCTTGCCAGTTTTAGTGATGTCTTGATTCAAGCAATGAATCTACATTACCAAGGCCAAGGCTTTTTAGAGTCGTATTATAATGTCTTTAAACAAATGAAGAGAACATTCCCTGTTGCTAGAGATACAATGCCTGTATCAGAAAGGGATATGTTTGCAATGCTAGGCATTGGTATAGAAGGAATCATAGGTTCTACAGTTTCTAGGTACATTCCAGTTGATTCATATCCGGGAAAATTCTCAAAACTAGCTGATTCTATGTTTTTTTGGAACGGATTAAACATGTGGACCAATGCTAGTCGTGATGCTCATTCACGTAACTTGTCTAATTGGCTTGCTAGGAATGCCTCTTTTACATGGAAAGACTTAAATCCTGACCTTAAACGTGCATTAAAGATGTACGGCATTGACAGCAAGGATTGGGAAGTTATTAGTAAGCATGGAGTTTACAATATAGATCATGTAGATCCGCTTGATAATGCCATTAGCAATAGAATGCAGTATGTAACTCCTGACAAGATAAGGAGATCATCTAGAAGTAAAAGAGCGCAATCAGTAGCAAACAAACTAGAGATTTATTTTGTTCAGGAATCTAGGTTAGGCGTTCCACAAGTAGGTGCTGATGATAAAGCATGGATGATGAGAACTGTAAAACGTGGTTCATATCCCGGTGCTTTACTAGAACAGTTTTGGCTTTTTAGGAGTTTTGGTGTAGCAATTGCTAGACAAATGTATCCTAGAATGAAACAAATGGGCATTGGAGCCACTTTACAGCACTTGACACCTGCAATTGTGTTGGGGTACGCTTCGTTATCAGCAAAAGCTTTAGCACAAGGCAGAGAACCACCTGATCCTTTAGATGCTGGAGTTGTAGCTAAAGCATTTATGCAATCAGGAGTACCGGGATTGGCTGGTGACTTGATTTACAGTAACTTCACTCAGTACAATTCCGACATTATAGACTTTGCATTTGGGCCAACTGGTGGCACGATGAAAGATGTGGTACAAGTATTTAGAGGACTAATACAAGGTGACAATGAAGCTTCTAAGGCTTGGGGTGCAATATCAAACAATGTTCCGTTTGCAAATGTTTTTTACCTAGAACCTATTGTAAACTATGGATTCCTGTATAATCTTCAGGAAACTGTAAATCCCGGTTATCTTGACAGAATGGAAAGAGCAGTTGCAAATTTACAAAAAACAGATTATATAGAAGCATTAAGACCATCTTCTTTCTACGAGTGACATGGCAGTAACAACGACTACAACACGACATAGCTTTAATGGCTCTGGTTCAGCTTTTTCTTCGGGCGGTACTCCTGTAGGTCAAGGTCCATTTAGTATTAATTTTACTATTATTGATGCTAGTCACGTTACAGTTTATTGGACTAAAGGTGCTTCTGGATCTGGAACTCCTACTTCTTTATCTGCATCTGGAAATCTTACAATTAATACCCATTATACTATTCAGAATGCTGGAACTGGCACAAATGCGACTATAACATGGGTTGAATCTGGATGGACTTCTTCTAGCACAGTAACATTTCCTACATCTGCGGATCTGATTGTCATTACCAGAAATGTTCCTCTTACGCAGGTAACAAATTATCAGAACAATGCAACGATTGATGCTGAAACCATTGAGCAAAGCTTTGATAAGCTGACTCAAACGACTCAGCAATTAGATGATGGCAAAGATTATTCATTCAAATTTGCTTCAAATATTAGTGGTGCTACAGGTTTTAACTCAACTTCTGATACTGCCACAACTTTAAACGTAGACAAAGATTCACGGAAAGGAAAAGCATTAATATTTAATGCTACAACTGGAGATATAGGTGTAAGTGCTACGTCATTTCAAGCTTTAGAATCAGACATTACAACTGTTGCAGGTCAGTCAACGCAAATAGCTTTGCTAGGTACTTCTGATGTTGTTGCAGACATGGCTCAGTTAGCTAATTCTACTATAATTGCAGACATGGCTTTGTTGGCTTTAACAGATGTTATTGCAGATATGGCTTTACTTGCTGATTCTGCTGTAATAGCTGACATGGCTTTATTAGCAGATAATGCTGTTATTACTGATATGGCTTTGCTTGGTACTTCTGCGGTAGTAGAAGATATGGGATTTCTTGGTACATCTGCAAATGTAAGCGCAATGGCGACATTAGGAACATCAGCAAATGTAACAAATATGTCTACGATTGTGACAGGCTACGATGGTGGAACTTCGACTTCTGGAACAAATACCAATTTGTCTAACATCAACACTTGTGCATCTAATATAGGATCTCTCAATACTGTAGCAACAAATGCTGAATCAACTGCAATTGTAATGGGAATAGCTTTAGGATAAAACATGCCAAACACATTCAAAAATTCAATAACAAACATAACAAATACAAATCAAACCTCATGCTATACAGCACCTTCTTCTTCAGGAGATGTAGGTATTGTGGTTGGTTTGTTAATATCAAATGATGATGCTTCTAATGACACAACTGCTACTGTGGCAATAACAGACACAAGTGCTAGTGCGACAAGAAACATTTTAAATGCAGTAACAATCCCTCAAAATACTGCACTAGAGGTCTGTAGAGGCAACAAATTTGTGCTAGAAGCAGGAGATATACTTAAAGTAACTAAAGGATCTTCTGGGTCAGGCTTAAATATAACTGTTTCTGTGCTGGAAATAACATGACATCAATGAACACGTTTGGTCTTATTGGCCTTACGGAAGAAAATGTTGGAATAGATCGTAGGTTTTATACTGGACTTACAAGTACGAATGGCACTTTTGCTGTATCGTACAATGCAGGTCGAGTTGATGTTTTCTTGAATGGAATCAAGTTGGTTGGAAATCATACTGGAAATACCAACTATGATTACACAATGGATGCTACTACTGGAACAGGTTCTAGCATTACATTGGCTACTGGTGTAGCACTTGTTTCAGCAGATGTTGTTGAATGTATAGGTTATGTTTCTAATTCTTCTAATACAATAACAAGCTACAATCCTACTCCTGCAAGCGGAGATGGTGGTTGGAATGTATTTATAAACATAACCCATACTGCATCAGATTTAGTAAATGTCTTTTTAAATGGTGTACTATTAGACGATTCGGATTACACGTTAGATGCATCAAATAACAAAGTAACTATTGGTGGAGCTACTTTAACAGCAAGTGATGTTGTCGTAATACAAGTTATAGGTGCATTAGATCATAGCAACTTTGTTCCTGTTGGTGGTGGAACCTTTTCTGGGAATGTTGGGATTGGGGGGACTGCCGATGAACTGCTACATTTAAAATCATCAACGTCATTAAAACCAGTATTAAAAATAGAAAACACTAATGATGATAATCTTAATGCACAAATTCATTTAGTAAAAAGCACCACAGATGAATCAAATGACGATTACTTAGGTCAGGTTGATTTTAAAGGTATGGACTCTGCTGGGAACCTGACTACTTACGGAAGAATACAATCTCAAGCAAAAGATGTTGCTAACACTTCAGAAGATGGAAGAGTTTTTATTGCATCAATGAATGCTGGAACTCTAGAAGAAACACTCAATGTACAGTCTGGAAAAGTTGGGATTAATACTACATCACCAGACGCAAATTCTAAACTTCATATTAGTGGGGGATCTTCTGATTATCATACATTAGTCGTAGACACAACTGCTTCTGGTGGTGGGGGGATGATGCTAAGACATAGTGCCTCAAATAAAGGATATGTTGGCACAGCAGGTTCAACTCATCTATCAGGATCAAGCACTGACGATATATTAATTAGAGCGACCAACAACTTGGTATTTGCCTCTAATGGTAATAATGAAAGAATGCGGATTACGTCTGATGGATATGTAACTATACCTAATCAGCCTATTTTTTATGCTTATCTGGATGCCGATGAAACAGATATAGTAACAGGAGGTTGGAGGAATATACCTTTTGATAGTCTTGATTTTGCTTGTTCACATTACAATACAACAAATCATACTTTTACAACACCAGTTGCAGGAAAATACCAATTTAATTATAACCTTAGAGTAGATAATGTTGATGCAGGGCATAATTTTATCCAAGTAAGATTTACAATTGGAGGCTCTACATATCGTTATCAAGCTATAATTACTCCTAATGATACTTTTAGTGCTGATCCAGATTATATGTATTTAGCTGGTTCTACATTGCTCAATTTAGGTGCATCAACCGCAGTGACTATGGACATTTATTGTCATGGTGGTGCTAATCAAACAGATATTGTAGGTTCTGTAAATCAATCGGCTTGGTCAGGATTTTTAATAGGATAAAAACATGAAAATACAATTAACAGTTAATGAGACAGACATTAAAGTTTTAGAGTATAATCTTTACGATATTAAACTTTGGTGTGAAAAAGCATTAGAAGGACAAATTAACTTTTGTTGGAATGAGATGCGATCACAATGGACAACTAAATTAATGAATGATGACTCATTTACTGATTCAATCCCTAGTAATAAAACGGATTTTGTAAATCTTGTTACTGCACGTTCTGATTATAAAACAGCCCAACAACGTAATGAAGAAGCAGAGACTCAGCAACCAGTAACGGAGGAATCCAGTGAGTAGGGCTAGAGACATGGCGAACCTTGGCACACAAGCTGGGTCAGGGTTTGATGCTAGTGATTTAACTACTGGTACTTTAGGTAACACAGTTCAGGATAATATTACTAGGTTGGGTACTGTTACTACTGGTACTATGAAAAATACTATTCATAGTGATACGACTTTTCCTGCTGGTCATGTGATCCAGACAGTTACAAACGAAGATACAGATGGTACTTCCGCAAGTGGTAATAGCTCTTCTAATGCTACTAGCCCAGTTTGGACAGATGTTGTTTCTGTCAACATAACTCCTTCAAGTGGAACAAAATGTATTTGTTTTGTTGACGCAATACTTGGTTCAGCGGCAACTAGTAATTCTGGATATATGTGGGCAAGAGTTTTAAGAGATTCAACAACTTTAGGAGCATCAGATTTAAGTTCTTATGATTGGCCCTCTATGCAATCTCCAATTGGTACGGATTTAGTTTTTCAATATTCTAGAAGTGCTTATGACGCACATGGTGCTGATGGTTCTACGCAAATAACCTATAAATTTCAAATAAGCAATCAGCACTCAAGTTATGCTATTTATGCAGGAAGAAATGGTGGTACTGTAGATACGTCTTATGGTTCAGCCCAATCTTCACGCATTATTGTAATGGAGGTAAAATGAGTTTTGTTGAAGATGCTTTAAGAAGTTTGGATGTTAAAGGATATGTGATCAAAGGTTTTATAAAAAATGAAAATGACTTTAATAAAAATTTTCATAAAGTAGTGGGACAAGAGCCTAATGGGACAGGCATTCTTTCAAATAACTCTTCTGATTTTGGTGTTACTTGGAAACAACTTAGTGATCAAATAAAAATTGAAGAACAGAAATTTAAAGACACTCAATACCAACGTGACAGACTAAAAGAATACCCCAGTATCCAAGAATTAGTAGTCGCTTTGTACGATGAAGAAGACAAGGCATCGATCATAGAAAGACGAAATCAAGTAAAAGCAAAATATCCTAAACCTGAGTAAACATGGCAACAACTAAAGCGACTTTATTAGCACACAGATCAGCCACTAGCTTTTCAGATTTAACGCTATCAGGTGATCTTACTGTTAATGGTACTACCACAACTATTGATACTACACATCTTATTGTTGAAGATAAAAATATTGAGATTGCATCGGTTGATACCCCTTCTGACACTACTTGTAATGGTGCAGGAATAACAGTTAAAGGTGGTACAATACAATCAACTTATCACAATTCTGCTGATAAAACATTTACATGGACAGATAGTAATCAAGAAATGTCATTTGTATCATCACACAAAATAGCAGAAAACAAAGGATCATCAGCTTTCCAAAGACCTTTAACAACACAATTAGCATTAAATTAAGGATTAACTATGGCTATACCTAGCGGATCTGGAACAGAGGTTTTAAAAAGAACAAGCATAATAAATCTTGCTGGAAGTAGTACACAAACAGATTGGTGGCACGTTGATTTTGACGTTGCACAAATTAGTTCACAAAGCACTTCTCATGTCGTAGACACTAATCATATCATAACTGTTTTAAGCGTTATCATCTGTAACCCTAGTGACTCAACAATTTATAGTGTGGAAATGGGCGCACATCCTTCTGGAGGAAGTATGATGCAATTAATGAATAATCAATCAATTCCTGCTAAAAGCACTTTTGTTTGGAATGATAAATTTGTTTTATCTTCAGGCGATGCGTTAGCTTTCAGATCAGACGAAAACTCATCTGGTGATGATTTTGATATTTATATAAGCTTTATAGAGCAAGATTGGAGCTAATATGAGTGGATTAGTTGGACAAGTTGGTACTAGGTCGGGAGTTATAAGGCCTCAAGGTGGTTATTCTTTTTATGCAATAAATACTAATGTTACACAATCATCAGATGGATATTGGGGGGCAAATCAGTTAGTTACTAATAATGGAAATTGTTTTAATCTGTCAACTGACAAATTTACTGCCCCAATAAATGGAACTTATGCATTTAGTTTTCATACTTTATACAGAGGTGGTGGTTCACCTAATAGTATGAGGATATGGTGGACTATTAATGGCACTAAATACGCAGAATCAAGTAATAGTAATTATTCATCTGCTTATATGGCATCTTCTGGTGAATACATGGTGACAATAAATGGAATTTTAAATTTATATGCATTAGATGAGGTGCAGGTTTATGTAGATTTAGCAGGAGGCGACATATATGGAAATGCTAATGGACATAACGGATTTTCAGGGCATCATATATTATGAGTGGACATCATCCTCCTGCACCACAAAGTATTATGGAACTAGATTCTATTTTGGTTCTAGTTGAGCGGATAGGATTGCCAGCAGTAATCATTGGAATTATGTGCTGGTACATCTTTAAGACCCAGCAATCTCATAAAGAAGAAATCATTCGCTGGGAAGA